CCCTGCCAATCCTCCCCCTGCCCCCCTCCAAAAGAGGGGGAACTGTTGAGGCAATCGACAAGGATTTGCACGTGATAGCGTGGTGAAGCGGTGAAGGGGAATTTGAGGGTTTTATCGTTGGGGTTGCGAAATTTGTAGTTTTTGAGGTTTGCGCCCTCGCTGTCCATAGTGAGGGTGTACTCGAAGTGCTTGCTGTTATGTTTTACGATTTTAGCGGGCTGATTGAGGGTGTAGCGTTCGCCCTGAAACTCGCACCACGCTCCTGTGGGGATTTCGGTATAAGCGGGCAAGGCAAAGTATAGGGTAAGGGTGTGTTCGCCCATTATAGAGCGATAGCGGTAACTTTCATCAGTAGGAAGTATATCAAGTCGGTTTGTATTAAAATTGATTTGCATAACTTTGAATTACAAGTGAGGCAAAGGTACGTTAGTATTGATAGGATATTAGCAAGGAGGTTTGACAATTTTTTGACATTTTTACACAAGGGTGAGGGTAAGGGTAAATTCTACTTTGAGGGTATTGCCGATAAGCAGCGAATTCTTGACACTTGCTTTTTGGTAGATAGCTTTAAGTACTCTCCCTACCCCTCCGGGAATGTTAATGGTTCGTTCGCCTTGCTTGGTGAGGTTGTATAATAGGGCATCATATAGCTTCCAAAAGGAGGTGAGAGGCTGACTGATATAGCAATTCAGGGTAAGGGTACGCTCTTTGAATGTGTTGGCGTGCTGGGCGTATTGTACGCCTGACAAGGTATTGCTGGTGGTGGTGAGGTGCTCTTTTACCTCGTAGGTGGGCAGGAGGGTGTTTTGGGTTTCTTCGAGTATATAAATGCCATATTTGGATAGGTCTGTACCGTCTATGGTGAAGCCTGAAAGGGGTAGCGAGGCATTGGGGGCGGTGTAGGTGTAGCCTTGTAGGGGGGTGTCGTTGGCAAGGGTAATATCGGTAGTGATGTAGCCTTGTTCGGTTTTGGCTTTTTGAGCGGATACGAAGCGCAAGCGAAAGGTTTTGCCTAACTCTTCAAAATGAAAATCGTTGTAGGTTTGAGCCGTTAGGAAGGTGATGAAGGGCGCGTAATGGGTTGCCTTGCTGATGAAGGTGAGGGTGTACTGCTGGGTATCGAGTACGGGGGTGGTAGTGTCGTACTCTTTGCCATAGTACTCTGCCCATTCATTTGAGGGTAGTTTTTTAAGCGGGGGGTAGCAAAGAAGGTCCTTGTAATTGGTGTCTAAAAGGTGGGTGTGGTAGGTGGTTTGTATGTTGATGTTATTTATTTTCATATTTTTGTTGTTATTTAGAAATATTGTTGTATCTTTGCATTGAAATAGAGAGTCAGAGGGTAGGGACAACCTTATTATAACCCGCCCACTGTGGAACTTTGAAATAGAAGGGCGTGCTCTAAATAAAAGGTTAGCTATGGTTGAGTTAACCTTTTACTTATATAAAATCACTTCATTATCGGCTATAATTACTATATTTTCAAAAATATGGTTACTATATGCTTTAAACATTTCTAATCCTTTGGACATTCTTTCTTTGCTATATGAGTTTTCGTTTGGAAAATATAATATAGCTGTTTTAGCTTCTTTAATTTCTGAATGTTGTAATGCTTTTTTTATAGTATTCTTTCCGTTTCCTAATATAGTACTTATATCGCAAGGAGAATTGTTAAGATAACCATCAATATGCTTCATTCCGTCAATAACTTTTTCTCCTTTATCAGGAAGTTCTTTTTCTAAAATAATCTTATGTCCGTTGTTAAATAAAATGTCTCTTGCTTCTTTTTCATAGTGTCCTTTGTTAGGGTCAAAACTATGTAATCGGTGTGAGGCTTTAAGACCTCCTGTTTCTTTATTAAATTTCACATCTGTATAGTTTGGATTTTTTGAAAGCTGCTGAAAGTCTTTTAGTCTTTCTTGTATCTTATTTGTATTATCTACTGATGTTTTATTAGCCTCAATAAAATAAGGTTTTGTTTTCCAATTCTTGAAGCGGTCTTTGTTATCGGATACCCATTGCTTGTAGTTGTTGGGTACTTCGGCTACGTAATTAGACGAACTTTCAGGAGGTAGGGTTTCATCGGCTTTGAGTTCTTTGATAAGTTCTTCATCGGTTTTTAGCAGGGTGATGATATGGCACTTGCAGCCTACGTGCCAGCCGTGAAAGTGAAAGGTTTTGGGGTATTTTCCTTTCAGTTCATCGCACATATCATAGACTTTGTGCTGTGGTGATAGTCGTACCTCGAAGCCTACAATATCGGGGTTTTGCTGTATGCGCAACCAATCGGCGGACTTATAGGCTACATTGATTTCGTTGCTGGTAAGTCGCAAGGCGTTTTTGTAGGCACTTCTATAAACTCCTTGCCCTGGGTGATAGTTTTGAGCGTTCTTGCTTAATACAAGATTGCCGTACTGGTCTCTGACCCTACGAAATAGGGCGGTGGGGTTGTTCAATAGGTTTCGTACTTCACGGCTTAGCTGTACCGCGCTTTTGCCTTCTTCTAAGGATACGGATAGGGCGAGTTCTATTTCGGTTTGTGCTTTTTTGGCGATGTCCCATACACGGTCGGAAATTCCTCCCCTAACCCCTCCAAAGGAGGGGAATGTGCGGGATTTGAAGGCTTCGAGGGCTTCAAGGTTCTGAATGCGAGCCGCATTGGCAAGGCTGGGACGGGTGTGTGCGATGAGGGTATCGTGCTTGCTATTGGCAAATGCCCATTCGTTGGTAATGCCGTCTTTGATAATTTGGTCTAATTGGTTGCTGAAATTAGCCAATTCCTTTTCAAAGACTTTTCCCTTTTTGGTAGTAACAAAGGCAAATAATGTACTTGCGATGAGTTCCTTATAGTCCGTTTTAAGGGCTATAAAGACGGCTGTACCTACAAGCTGGTAAAACAATCGTTCTATCTGTTGTAGGTATGCTATTAGGTGCTTTCTATGTTGCTCATCGTAGTTCATTAGATAGCGGCTTCATTGAGGTTGCTGTTTTCCTCGTCTTTGATTTGCTGTAATTGGGCTTCGGGGTCGGTAATGCCGAAACGCTGCATTGCTTCACGCTGTGATATAAGGGGCTTGCCACCATTGGCTTCTGTAAGGGTACGTATCATTTCGGTATCATCGTCAATATCAAAGGGGGTGATAATGGGGGTAATATCTATATCTTTTAGTTCTTTTTCAAAGGGTAAATACATCTTTGAAAGGAAGGCTAAAATGATATTGATACGCCTTTGTAGGGCTGGTATGAATATAGCCTCGTTGTCTTTCACTTTGAGGTGTGCGGGTAGCCACGCTAATTTACGCCCTACTCCTGAAAGCATATTGCCTTTGCCAGCGTAGAACTCATCGGAAAGGTCGGGGGTGTGGGTGAACTCGTGTATATCACGGCGGTTCATTGTCATTTCGCGGTCAAAATTTTCATTGGCATTGGGTGGGACTACGAATTGGACATTGCCCCCGTCTTTGACCTCGAAGACTTTGCCGCCGGTGTTATTGGTAGCAGTTTTGCCTTCTACACGCCCTGCAATCATTAGGATAGGTTCGCCGAACTTTTTGTTGCTTTCGGAGAAATAAGTACGCTGTTCTTCTGCTATCTCAATAAGATGTTGTATACTATCCCATTCGGGTTTGTCTTGCTGGTATAGCACAACAGGTATTTTGCCGATGATATTTTCTTTCATTTCGGTAGTGGTAACCCCATTTTCGGTAATGAAGGTGTATATAAATTCAGCGGTGAAGGCTTGGAATACAGTTTTGCCCTCTTTGGTGGTACTTTCTACGGCAAAGGATATCAGGTTGTTATTATCGTCAAAGCGTGGGTATAGGGTGTATTTTTCGGGGGATAGGATTTTGTGGCGCAAAAGGAATTGAGAAGGTACGCCGTATTTCTCGTTCTGCTCTTCTTCGGTATACCACAACTCGGCTACTTGGGTGTAACGCTTCACCTCTGTACATATTTTGCTGTCGGAAAAGTTCATTTTATTTGCCTTGATAACTGACAGAAAGGCAGTAAATAAGGGGCTATCCTCAGCGGTATACTTGTAGGGGATAGCGGTTTGGAACATCGTGGCAATTTCCACAATGCGCTTTTGGTAAGGTAGGGCTACACGATTGAGGGAACGAGTACGCTTCTCAAATCGTGGTTTGTTCTGACTATCTAAAAGAGGATTACCCACTTCGTCAGTGAGTGGTATCATTATTTCAGGGTCGGGATAGCGGTGCTTATTGATGAGTATATCGTGCTTTTTTACCTCATATTGCCGTTGGTAGGGGGCGATGTCTATGGTGGTAATGCCTTTTTTAAAATCTTCTTGTGTTATAGTCTGTTTGTCCATAGTATAAGTTATTATAAAATAATTGCCTGCAGGTGCTACCTGCTAAATCATTGAGGCGAGTTGATATAGGTTGTTGTTAGTGCCACTTAGCAGCTTCATAGTGATGTAGCGAATGGCATCTATGGCGTGGTTGTAGTTATCTATGGGGATACCTGCCTTTTTATCGTTCCAAGCGTAATTTTTCAGCTCTTTCTTCACATTGAAGCTGCGAGGCGTTACTACTAACTTATAATTGAGCATAGTAGTAATACCAGCCGATACGCTTCCTGCTCCTTTTTCGCAAGGCTCTATGTTTAGCCCTTTGTCTCTTAGGTCGGCAATAAGGCGAGGTTCAGCACTATCGGCAACGATAAGGTCATCAGGGTTGTCTATTAGGGTGCTGTTGAGCTGGTAAAGCCCATCAGAGGATAGTTGCTTGTTGTTATAGTATTTTTCGTCTATGTATATAATCTTTCTTCTTTTATCGACTGCTACCTTGATGAGGGTATCAGGGTCAATGCTGAAGCCGTAATCTTGTCCGTAACCATAAGGAAGTGAGGTATCAAACTCGCCCTCTTCCCAATCGGTGAATATTACCCCTTCGGATACATCAGCCCAACGACCTATGATTTTTTGTGCGTATTTGGTTTTGTTGAATAGGGACTGACTGAATTTACCTTGCTCATCGGTGGCTTGTGCGAGGCTTTGGGCTTTTATCTCCTCAATCTGTTTAAAAAACTGCTCATTGAGGTTTTCTTTATTATCAAAGTAGGTAGTATGAATATGCAATACATCAGGGTGGGTGGATATTTGCACCTCAACACCGTCAATCTTTACCACCTTGTGCGTTTTTTCAATGTACTTCTTATAAATGAAATGCTCGGCATTGGAGGGGTTCAGAATAAGGATAACCCGTAATTGTTTGCCTTTTTGACGGATTGATAGTATTAGTTTTTCATAGTCTTCCTCTGATAGCCATTCTTCCATTTCATCACCTACGAAAGTGGTAATACCGTGCAAAGACTTTAAGTTAGCGGTTTGGTTTCCTGATGAGGTTTTGATACCCTTAAAGAGGATTTCAGAGCCTGAAAAGGTGTTTTTGATGGCTGTTTTGGTGATACTAAAATACGCCCCAGTGCCTTCGGCTTCTATCTTTTCTTCAAACTCGGGAATGATAGAACTATGGGCTGATACCATAGTATAACGGCTGAAAAGGATTTTATGTCCGCCCTCAAAAGATAAGCGTTCGAGGAAGGTGGAGGCGTTGTACGACTTGCCGCTGCCTCGACCTCCTGAAAGGATAGTGATGAACTTATCTTTATTTAGATATAGGGGATTATATACGGGTTGCGTTTTAATCATTACTTTTACTATTGCTTTTGAGCCATTGGGCGATGTCGATAGAACCTTGTACGGCGACTTCGTCTTTTATGCCGTCGTCGGTTTTGAAGGTTTGCATAATGGTAGGGATAAGTGATAAGCGGTTAGCCATTGGCACTTTTACCTTTTTGAATTTGCCGTCAATGATATTACCTTCTTCATCGGTTTCGGGCTCTTGCATTACGCCGTATATAAGGGCATTGACACTCATATTGGCTACTGTTTGAAAGGTGCGGGAACGATAGGCTTTTTGTATTTCGTATAGTTCGGGGTTTTGTCGTATCCTTCTGTAAATGTAGGAATAGTCGGCTCCTAACATTTCAGCGGCTTTTACGGGTTGCCCTGATGTTTCGATGAGTGCTTTTTTTATCATTTCATCGGTTATTTCTTGCTTTCTACCTACTTTTTTTTTCATATTGTTAATATTGTTATATTCCTAACTATTTTCTATGATTTGTTGAATGATTTCGCCTTTGATATATTTATCATCGGGGTGTACAGAATAGATTATTTTTGCTTCTTCTATTTTGTTTTTGAGTACTTCCATAAAATAGAGCTTACTTTCATAGTCATAGAATGAAAGGGTGATATATGGGTCTCCTGCTACTTCTTGTGCTAATCTGTCTTTGGTTTCTTGTTTGGCTTGTTTTACGGCTTCTTTTCGTGCGAGGCGTTCTTCATCGGTGATTTGTTCGAGGTTGCGGAAGTCGTCTTTTACTGCTTGGTTATAGTCGGCTATATCAAATACTGGTACATCGGCAATGAGTACGTTTATATCAGCTTCATCAAGACCTGCAAGGTCATAGTCTATTTCGGGGATTAGTGCGGCTAATAGGTCGTTATCAAATTCACCTTGTGCGGTGGTAGAGTTGAAGAATATGTTTTGTTCTTTTTCTTCTTTGTCTGATAGTTGTAGGACTTCCACACGTATAGGGTAATCGTTTTCGTGGGTATTGGGATTGTACTTTTCTATTTCGTCTATAATAGAAAGTCGTTGGTGTCCTGATACGAGGTTGCCAGTGGTTTCGTTCCAAACAATTCCTCCTGCTAATCCGATACGTTTAAGATTGGCTTTGAGTTTCTTTTTCGCGGTGTCGGATAAGCGGCGGGGATTGTAGGAAGCGAAATTGATTTGGCTTCTTTGTATGGTGATTGATTGTGCTTGTTTAACTTTCATTGTTTATAGGTTATAGGTTTCGTATTCAAATACTATTCGTTCGGCTTGTGGGAACTCTTTTATTACTTTCTGATAGTCGGCAGGGTGAAAGCGTTTGCAGTAAAGTAGGAAAGGTAGATTACCTACGCTTGTACCTTGACTTTGCCCTTCGCCATATTTTATGGGTGGTATGAGTTTTTTGATTTTGATATATTTTTCTACATCGGCATTCTTGTACTTTGATAGTGGATATAGGTTGTGAGTGCTGTTGGCAAACATTTCATCACGATAGGTGCGGAGCATAAGGCGGCGATTGAGGCTATCGGACTGCTTAAAGCCGAATATTGCCCATTGTATGCCTGTATTCTTTTTGACCATTTCGGTAATGTTGGAAAGCTGATATACCCGCTGGGTGGGGTCTTTGCGGCAACCGAGTACGCCGTCTCGGCGATATTGAGAAAGGGCGTAATGTGGTACTTGCAGAAAAGTGATGTTTGGGTACTTGTGCTTTGCGTATAGAATGTATTTATTGATATGTTCGAGGTCTTTGACCATATACATATATACACAAGTGATTTTAGAGAAATAAGGGTAACACAAGTCTAACAAGGCGATGCTATCTTTACCAGTAGCGGAGTGGAATAGTATCACCTCGTTAGTTTGTGTAGCGAGCTCTTTTATGGACTGCAAGGCGTAGTACATAAGCAAATGAATTAAACTTTTGAACGACCTGCACGCCCTAATGCTTTGGCGTTGCCTCGTCTGTGGGCTCGCTGTGCTTCTCTTGCCGTCCAATTGGCAGGGCGATTGGCTATGGCTTTATTTTCAGCTTTGATAGCTGCTGAAACGGCACTTCGTTGTACAATATTACCTCTTGGCATAATATAATTATTTTATGGGTTACTAAATAAAAAAGCACTGCAAGACAGTAAAAAGACTTGCAGTGCTTATGGTATTGAGATGAAAAAAGTTATATATTTTCTCTGAAAACTACTTTGCCGAGTACTATGGCTAAATAAGTATCATCAGGGGCGAAGCCTTCTTTTTCGGCTTCTTTGAGTATGTATTGAGTTTTAGGGCTGTCGGGGTTCTCAATCTTTTCTTCTTTGTCAATGTTGTACTTCATTTCAACAAGGGCTCGTTTGGCGTGAGGAGGTTTGTCCATACCGTTTTGAAATAGTATGTGTGTGATAGGTTTATCGCTTACATACTCGCCTTTGCTATTGAAGTTGGCAACTTTTTTGAGCCAAAAGTCTGAAAGGTCTCTAAACTCAACTGTTTTTTCACCACTTAGGATACGTTCGAGCGGTTCACGAATAATGTTAATGTACATTATATTTTCGTCTTTAAGCCCTAACTGGTCAATTACTTTTTTCATTTCGGGGGTGTACTGTATTTTTTTTGCCATATTGATTGATATTTTAATGGTTGTTATTCTTTTTTATGATACTACCCGCCTTGCAAATCTTTTGTGCAAAGATAAGGTATTTGCAGGGGTGGTGTATGCTGATGGTTTGACAATTTTTTGACATTTTTTGCGTGGTGCAAATATAGTGATTTTATGCGATACTCACAAGGTTAAACTTCTTAAAACAGCGATATTCGTGGCATTCGGTATCGAAATATACTTGTACGGTATTATTGGTTTTGCGGCTTTGCTGGGTAGGGGGTAGTAAATCGGGGCGTAATGTACCCCAGGCTTCACGGGTTGAGCCGTCTACTTTTTGAAAGTAGAAGCGCACTATCTGGGTGCTCATTTTGCTTTTGAGTTTGATATTTGCCCACGCTTTTTTGAGGCATTCGCTGAATGATAGCCCTGTTTGGCGTGCAAACTGCCAAGCGAGGGTAAAAACGTTCTTTTTGTCGGTATTTTTCATTTTAGTATGTGTTTTTTAGTTGTTTGCTAAATAGTCTAATAGTTCTTTTTTGCTGCTGAAAATTTCACTTTCAGCAAATGTATCATTCTGATAATTAAAGATTTTGTAAGTGATATTAGTGGTATTGTCATTAGCGACTACTTCAATGTTTATTACTGCGATTTCACCGCTCTTAATTTTATTTTCGTGCATAAAATAGACGGTTTGGTTTGCGTTGTACTTTGTTTCTACTTTCATTTTGATAGTGTTTTAAAGGTTAAAATTTGAACCCTTGCCAGCAGCGAACTGGGTAACCTCTAAAAGGTTCAAGGGCGGGTGCTATAGTGTGTCAGTGTAGTCGGTATATTGGCAAATTAAATGATACATCTCTTCACCTTCTACTACGTAAAAAGGTACGAACTGAATGCCGTCTACCTCTATAGGTAGCCCCATATCATTAAAGTACATTTGATGATGTTCAGCAACCACTGGTGTTATGCGTGTGATAAATTTTTCAAGTTTATCTTCATCTTCAATGCGTGGTACTGCATAACAGTAGCGGTATTCTTCTCTAAGATGTTCATCATCATCTTTGTAAAAGTAGTTTTTTTCGTTATAACATTTCAGAATGTGATCTGAAAGATGTCTTTCTACGTTACCCAATACGTTTTTTAATTCGTCGTGCAAAGGATGTCCGTCATCTTCAGATATAGATTTCAATTCTTTGTAAGTGTAAATGTTTAATGTTACTGATTTCATTTTGATATAGTGTTTTAAAGGTTAAATATAGATTTTTCTAACAAGCCCTTTGCCATAGGCGTTCACATATGAAGAACCAGCACTTTTTGACCAGTATTCATAATGAGATCGGTTTTCTTCAAGTTCAGCTTGTGCAAGGGCTTCTGTTTTGAAGGTTTTGCTCAGCTTGTTGTAGCCGCTGATAATAGCGTACCCGCCTCTTACTTTGGCTATTCTTAATGTGGTATTTAGGTTGGTTTCTGATAGTGCTTTAATGGTTGTCATAGTGTTATGTATTTAAAAGGTTATTACTAATATATTGAGCCTTTTTGCGCCTTGCTCAGGGCGTGGGGGTTAGTAAAGGTAGCGTGATTGTCTTTTTAGTTCTTCTTCGTTTCGAGGGTATTCTACAAATACAAAAGTATTACCGCCGCTTAGTATTTCACCAGTTGCTTCATCATAGTGTATTTTTTCAAACTTTTCAGCAACTTTTTTCACCTCTTTCACTTGTTCTGTATTAGGTATGAATTTAAGTGTTACGTTAATGCTACCACCATCGCACCTTACTGATACTTTTTTATTGTTGTAGCCTAATTGTTTTAATTCTTGTCTGATAATTTTAGCTCTTTCAGTTGTCGGTATATAAGTGTACATAGTAATTTGATTTAAAATGTTATTAAATTGAGTTTAAAAGCAGTTTAAAGACTTGCTTAGGTCTGATTGTTTAAAATTCTTTATATATTAGTTGGTGAGTAGTACTTAATGTTTCAAAAGCTTTTAAAGTAACTAAGTATGCGTATTTGTAATTGGTATAAGGGTTAATTTCTTTAACGCCTCGCCCTAATTTTATAGGGGCATTAGTTGCTATAATTCTTTTGGTGCTTGACTCGAAATAAGGTAAGGTGTAGAACATTACTGGTTTAATTTGTGCATTCATTTTGATAGTGTTTTAAAAGTGTTATTACTTATTGTTTAACAGTGCAAAGGTATAACTTATTTTATATATATGCAAATTTTTATATACTTTTTTTTATATGTTTTTATAATTTATTTTGTAAGTGATTGATAGTAAGCACTTATGCAAATAATATTTTTTTTGACTATTTTGATGTATCAATTATTTTATATACTTTTGCAGCGTTAATATAATTACATTTATATATGATAGACTATAACTATATCACTAAAAAAATTAAGAGCAAGGGTTTTAAACTTACTGATGTAGCAACCACGCTGGGGGTACAATATCAAACGCTGAATAAGAACCTTAATAACAACTCGCTTGATACTATTCAGAGAGTAGCAGAGGTTATAGGGGTTTCGTTTTTTGAATTGTTATTGCCTCCTGAGGGTTTTACTCATTTTTACGATGAACAGGGTCGCTGGCTGGGGATTGTGAGAAAGTACCCATACCCGCAGGAGGGTACTGCTGAAAAGGCATAAATAAGCTGCCAGTGTAACTACTGGCAGCTTATTTGTTTTATGATAACTTGTTTTTGAGGTCTGTAATTCTTTTGTAAAAGCCTGTTGTGTGTGCGCTTTCTATTTTTAAATATTCAGTGTCGTAGTGATGTATGAACTCGTGTAGTAAGGTATCAATAAACACTTTAATTGACACTACTTTCTTTTTAACGGCTGTTAGGTTGTATATGGTAATGCTTTGCCCTTTTTGAAAGGCTGGCAGCATTCTATAAAAACCTAATATTTTACATTTGCCATTACCTTTTTGCGGCTGGTCTAATACGTGTAATGGTATTTGTGAAATACCATATTTGTCGCAAAGGTAGTTTAATAGTCTTTGCCCTGCTTGCTGTCTTTCTAAGAATATATCAGAAGCGTTTAATAGTGCTTTATATTCTGTTTTTGATAGACGACTGTATTTAACAGTCTCTATTTTGTTTGATTTTTCGTAAGATTGACTTGTAACTTTCATATTCGTACTGTTTAAAATGTTAAACTGTCTTTTATCATTTTTATTGCTGCTTTGAACTCTTTTTGAGTACAGGGGGTAAAAGCACCTTGTGCAATTGATAAGTAATAGCCTTTTTTTATTTCTGAAACTATTACTTCATTTTTATCATTGAGAGCAATATAAAAGTAATTACAAATTGCTTTACTGCCCTCTGATAGTACTTGTACATATACTAATGTATCATTTTCAGTTACTTTTTTGTAAATGTTACCTGCTTTGAGGTCTTTTAATTCTAATGCTTTCATACTATTAATGTATTTAATGTTATTACTTGTTCTATCATTTTGACGGTGCAAAGGTATATACATTTTACTATACTTGCAAGTTTTTAGTGTTAAACTTTTGTTAAATGTGTAGATTAATGTATATACATATAAAAATACATTGTACCTTTGCTGCGGAATGTAATACTTAACATTATGGCACGAAGAAAAGACAAAGCTTTAAACATTAGAGTATCGGATAGTTTCATTACTCTCCTCAAAGAATTAGCTGACAAAAAAGAAATGTCGCAAGCGAACCTTATTGAGTACCTCGTACGCAAGGAGGCTGATAGTATGCAGCTGAAAGAACGTTTTGAACAGGAGCAGCCAAAAG